TCTAGTGGACAAACTAGACACTTTACATCAGGATAGAAGTGTGCGGCATACAGTGAGCCAATTAGAAATTGATAAAGCGCAACTGAAACCTAGGATTTTAGAGGGTTACAGGCACAACCTGCCCATCAAACGAGGCAACCTATACCAAGCCATACGTCATCGGTTGGGGCTCTCTAGAGTCGCTATGGCCGCCTTGCTGGGCATCAAGCCCGACTCCGTTAGGTACCGTGAGAGACAGAAACAACTGTATCATCCCGCTGAGGTCGTTGTGTTATTCAGCGTATCAGGTATGACACCCGATGACTTCTTAGGATTAATGCGTGATATCGCATAGTTATAACAAATTGACCGATAACTTGTCTTATCAGGACACGCCACACATATATAGTTTCTTAGGTAACTACCTGTTTCGATTGGAAATGTGGGTAGGGAATCTGCCTATTAGAGCTACGTTTCTCTTTTTAGTTTCAGATCGGAAACGCAAAGGTACCAGTACTATACATATATCCACCCTCCCAAATTTTTTACCCCTACTATCAATCAAACACGTTTATGAGTGATGAAACAAACGAATCGAATGTAGAGGTGTTACCGCCGATTATGCAGCCTAAGCCTCACACGAGGGAGCATCAGCGTAATGAGGATTTGGCGCATCAGATTAGTGATTTGGGTAGGCTAGGGTTGTCGAAGGGTAATGCGGCTATAGCTGCGAGGGTGACGGTGTATGTTTTGGAGAAGTATTACCTAGAGGATTATTTGAGTGGTGTGACGGAGATGCAGCGTGGTTTAGCGTCTGTTGCGATTACTGAGGCTATGAATGGGAATACGCCTATTTTGTTACACTTGTTAAAAACTAAGTTGGGTTGGAGTGAGCAGCAGGTGATTGAGCATACTGGTGAGATTCGTGCTGTGGTTAGTTCTAAGCCGATGAGTAAGGAAGAATTTGTACAAAAGTATCTAACGAAAGATGAGGATGTGTAGTATGTAGACATAGACCAATGGTTCGTTAGTGGTGGGCGTTTTTGCTGTTTCCTGCTCCGGTACATGATTTGTGGCTAAGTCGAAGATTAACAGCGTCAGACGGCCAACATTGGTCTGTTTTGTTTGTAAGAAGTGCGAGCACCGTGGGATTGGTGTGACTGAGAAGCCTTATATACAGTGTTGGCAGTGCAATACGTGGAACAGTTGTAGGTATAGTCGGATTACGTATAAGGAGTACGACTGGTATTGGAATCGTGAGCATGGAGAGGAGTGGAAGAAATGACTAAAACACCTGAAGAGTTGCAAAAAATAGCAGAAGAATATGAGCGCAGTATAACTCCTGCAATAGAAGATGCAGATAGCATTTTTAAGCATGAACGAATTCGTAGTTTTCAATATGGTTATCGCGCTGGCTACCAGGCGGCAGCGCCTCAGTGGATCTCGGTTAAGGATAGGTTGCCGGAATATGAAAATGATTACCTTTTGGCGTTTCGCATTAAAGATTTTAGAGACCGCTTAATAGAAGTAGATAGGTTTTGGTTTGGTCATAGGGGATGGGACGTACCAAATAGTTATGAAGTTTTAGCATGGATGCCGCTACCTGCTGCGCCAAGGGAGGAAGTATGAGCAAGTGGATTAGCGTTAAGGATCGGATGCCGCCACCAGAAGTAGAAGTTTTATGGTGGAATGAAACAGCGGATGAAGCAGGAGTTTCTAGTTATAAATACATGTCGCATTGCAATGCTACCATAATTGAGTGGGGAGACGCTGGTTATCTTTTTATAAAAAACTTTACCCACTGGATGCCGCTACCTAAACCACCAGAGGAATAATGGGCATTGAGCATCGCATGAAAGATGAGTCAGAACAGACCCGCCGTTGCCCTTGGTGCAATCACATTAGTACCGTAAGCGTTGTGGATGGTAAGGATTTCTACTTTTACTGCCAGAATCCTACATGTAGTGTAGAGCGGATTTACGGTGATAATGCGGTGATGACAGGTGGGTATGATTCAGCAGACCGAGAGATACTTTAAGTGCCCTGAGTGTGGTGCCGTCGCAGTGGTTGATGAAAACATTGAACCAGGCGAGTTTGAGACGTGTCTTGAATGCGATGAAGAGATAGACCCAAGGACTAACCCGGCTATTTGGGAAGAGTTCTGGGCGTACTGTCAAAAAGTAAAGGCGTAATGCTAGAGCCTTACTATCAAGATCAATATGTAACTTTATATCATGGTGATTGCCGTGAGTTGTTACCTTTGATGCCAAAAGTTGATTTGGTACTGACGGATCCGCCGTATGGGATTGGCATTTCAAATAATCCTGTTAGACAGAAGCATGAGCGCAAGGATTGGGATAATGCTCCAGTTGATAATGGATTACTTCAGTTAGTTATTCAGGCTGGTACTGTAGCGATTGTATGGGGTGGCAACTATTTTGGATTACCGGCACAGCAGTGTTTTTATGTATGGGACAAGCAGCAGCCGGAAGACTTTAGTTTGGCAATGTGTGAGATGGCTTGGACTAATAACAAGGGTCCGGCGAAGTTGTTTAGAAAATCAGTGTTAAGCTATAGCAAAGAGCATCCAACGCAAAAGCCAGTTAGTTTGATGACTTGGTGCATTGGAAAAGTTCCAAATACAAAAACAGTGCTAGATCCGTTTGCTGGTAGTGGCACCACTCTTAGAGCGGCAAAAGATTTGGGGCTTTCATGTGTGGGAATAGAGTTAGAAGAAAAGTATTGCGAAATAGCGGCTAACCGGATGCGGCAGGAGGTTCTAGGTTTGTGAATGATTATCTTGCGGATAGACGCATTGATGAGACCATAGTTTGGGCTCCACAAGCAGGACCGCAAGAAGCATTAGTACATTGCCCTATTACTCTTATAGGCTACGGAGGTGCCCGTGGTGGCGGTAAGACTGATGGGGTCTTAGGTAAGTTTGCTATAGTGCAGGAACAGTTTGGCGTTGATTTTAACGCTATCTTCTTTCGTAAAGAGTTACCCCAGGCGGATGACCTTATCGAGCGAGCAAAGCAGATATACCTACCCTTAAAAGCTCACTGGCAAGACCAAAAGAAGCAGTTTACGTTTCTTAATGGTGGAAGATTACGGTTTAGGCCATTGTCTGATGATTCTGATGCTGAAAAGTATCAAGGGCAGAATCTTAGTCATTGTGCGGTAGAGGAGGCGGGTAACTACGCTGACCCTGCACCTATCTGGAAGCTATTTGGAGCGTTACGAGGTAAGGGTGGTGGGCAAGTTATCCTTACCTTTAACCCAGGCGGTATAGGTCACGGATGGCTTAAAGAGTTGTTTATAAGACCATCGCCAAAAGGCATGAAGCTCTTGCGCAAAGACCTGCCTAACGGTGCTGGCTTTGATTACATTTATATTCCGTCCCGAGTACACGATAATCAAATACTGTTAGCTAAAGACCCAGAGTACATTAACCGATTGCATATGGTTGGCTCGCCAGAGCTGGTCAGAGCATGGCTAGAAGGAGACTTTGAGATCCATGAAGGTAGTTACTTTCCTGAGTTCAGTAGCAAGCATATCGTTAGTCCTTTTAACGTGCCTAAACATTGGCCTAGGTATCTTGGTTATGACTGGGGTTTTCGTAGTCCTTTTGCCGCTGTATGGGGTGCTGTTAGTTCTGGCAGGGATGACTCCGGTAACGAAGTCCCATACCCCAAAGGAAGCATCGTTGTTTATAGAGAATTGTGGGGCAAAGGAGTCGATAACGTTGAACAGGCAAATAGAATTGCTTCTCTTTCCGTCGGGGAAAATCCACTAGGCTATGCTGACCCGTCTATTTTCAAACATGATGGTGGACCAAGCATTAACGACCAACTTACCCAGGTTTTTGGAAAGTATAAGCACCCACCGTTTAGAGCGGCTGACAATGATAGGTTGTCGGGTTGGTCGCAGATCAGACAAAGGTTGGTTAATAAGCCACCGTTGCTGTATATTTTTGCTACATGTCCGTATCTCATCCAGACCCTTCCCGCTTTGGCAATCGACAAACGGAAGCCAGAGGATGCCGACAGTGCAGGCGATGACCATTGCATGGATGCTTTGCGCTATATGTGTAAGGCAAGATTGGTTGACAGCAAATGGGAACAACCTGCGGAAGTCTTCAACAAAGGTGTTATTAAGTTACAAGCGTATATTGCGCAAATGCGGCAGCAAGCTAGTAGGCCTAAAATATGAGTGATGAATCAGTTATTAAGCGTTTCTCCGGTGCCTATTGGAAGAGTCAGATTAACCTCGCCTTAGAGCGCCGAAAGACCTTTATTACAGCGGCTGAAGAGTCTATCCGTGTTTATAACGCTCAAAAAGATGTTGGTATCATGCGTGATACTGAGCGTCGTTTGAACGTGTGGTGGTACTGCGTTAACACTCTTTTACCAGCTTATTACTCTTCGACACCTAAAGCTGAAGTAACACTACGCAAACGCTCAGGCGGCACCTTGCATGAGGCTTCCGCTGTTATCTTAGAGCGAAACATCCAGTACCAGATGGATATGGAGTTTAACTTTGATCAGGTTGGCTACACGGCAGCTCTGCAATTTT